ACATTACTAGCTGCTGATATTTCTTTTCCAGATGATATTGCTCCTGGAGTTGAAATGTCGCCACTCATGAAAGCGAGATTTCCGTAAACATTTATAGATTTATCAAAAAACTCAAATCCAGCACCATTGGCGATTTCGGTTCCGGTACCCATTTTTCCGAGTTTTATGGATGTTCCATCGAAATATAGGATCTTCTGAATATTTTTTCCATTGAATATCGAATATGATTCTTTGGCACTCATTTCACGGGCTTCGATTTTCACACCAATAATCGATCCGCTTGCTTCTATATTCAGGGCAAACAAATCGTTTACGTTGATCTTATCTGCATTTACCGAGCCAGAATACAAATTTGCACCATCAATGTAGATTAAATCTTTGTCTTTTGCCCACGCTACAAGTTTTTTCCAACTTTCATCAGCAACTTTACTAACGTCGTCCAGATCGCCAAGTCTTGCTGCTGGAGATGATAAATTTCCATTGATAATGACTGAATGATTCTTAACCAATATAAGAACTCGCTCACCATTTATCGCATTGACCGTGGCACCGCAAGGGGTGAGTAAATCTGAACCATCCATTCGCACATACTTTTCCCCATTTCGAACAACTACTGTTCCATAAACAGCGTTTTCGCTTCTGCTTTTATCTTTGTTTGCAACAGTTTTTGCAAACTGAGATGCAATCTCGTTAGATAATGCCAAAGTCAATCACCTCCATAATTTTGATATATCGCTGTTTCTGTAACTTTGCATCCAGTATCGCAAGTAATTGCCTGTTTCACGATTTTTGCTTTTACATTGTTAATACCAGCTGCCTTATAGTTCAAGAGAACACAATCCCCCAGTCTAACAGGGTAATACCCATGTGAAAATGTCACTTTATATTCCACTGTCGATAGCTTCTGAAGTAATTTTTCAGCATATTCTTTAACTTGATATTCTGTCGGTTCTCCAGAAAAATCTGGATCAGTGTCCCTATGGATTATTTCTCTCCCACGGCTAACCGTAGATGTGGGGCTGTTGGAATCTTCGTTTACAACTCGGGCATAATAATTCAAGTTGTTCTTGGAATACACAACTTCAACTACATTTGGAATCCCGTATAAATCGTATTCTTCACTTACATCTGCATACAAAATAGAACTATCATCATCATTGAATTCAGTTACGGGCTGTAAAGTAGCCGTATCCTGAACTGGTAAGAACAGAACACGGCCTAATTCATCAAGCCCTAATTCGTATTTTGCGTTTGCTATAAGATCATCAATAAATGAAATCCATTTATCATCGGTATTTGCTGCGAAATCGAAATACAATTTCTCGTCACAACTAGGCTTCACGACCGGAGCCCTAACATGATTTCTTACAATCCGATAAGCTTCATCCATTACATTCGAGTCTTTTTTGATAAAATATCCGATTGGTGGCGGATTTTCTTTTAACTCAAGTAATGGCGTGTACGAGTCCATGTTAATTGTTCTTACACGACCATCAAACGCCGAGGATGGTGTTTGTACTAAAAAAGTTCCTAATGGATGCCTTTCTTTAATTCCATTTTGAATTGTTACGAGATATGCTCGAATATAGCACTCACCTAACCGCTCATTGATGTTGAAAGAAGCAGATCCTTTTGTCTCGGCGTCCTCGTCTCGCTCGATGGTAGCTGATCTTACAGTAGTAATCTGATTCTTATCTTTCCAAGTTCCAGGATCGACAATATAGTATTCGAAGGTTTGCTGCATAGACTTTTTCCAATCTGGCATTTATGCACCTCCTTCTACTCTTGTCAATTCTATCGAAACTGGTATCGTTAATGCACAATGTGTCTGTGATATTGATACTTTTATATGAGCCCAGTATCCGGTTCCAGATGGTTCTCTTGCGTAAACATCCCCCATCCAAACGGCAAGTCTTCTGAGAGCATATAAAGTTTCTTCGTCATTAGATGGCACTTCCATTTTCCATGAAGACGTTTCTCCAAGTTGTGTCCCGTAATAACTTACAGGTCGCTTTCGTCCAACATATTTAACAAGAGCTACATCTTTGTCATTCTTATCCGATACATCCACATTATACGGAAGTCTGACTAATGATCCTGTCCACGGAGGAGTTGCTACTTCATCGGCTTCGTTTGCCAACGATGAGTCAAAAGAACTCCATGCTTCACTCCATTGAATAATGACGCCGTCTTCTCCTATAGGATAACCTGGAGGATCATAATAAGATACAGCACCGGTCTTGATATCGGTAGCCACGATTCTGTACCTTGCGTAATCTAATGCCGGATGCGGATCAGTAACGTAATGGCCATGCGTGTTTTCAATACCGCTGGCAATTTCAACGAACTCGCCAGTGTATTCTTTTCTGTACACAGCTAATCGCACGTTTGCTGCGAGTTTCTCATTTTCATCTTCGCAATACGGTCGAATGATGCAGGAATACGTATCTGGATCGTATGCAATCTCTGCATTCGGCTCGTCAACTGTTTCATCCCAGCTCACCGTAAATTTGGTTGTCGCATCGCAACTCAAACCGATATTCATCGTTACAGTTACTTTAACCGTATACGATATACCATTTTCCAAATCTAAGTCGTTAGCTGAAATTCCAATTGCTAAATTTCCAGAAGCGTTGAAATATTTTGAATATACCGATTCTCCAGCAGTCACCATATATTCATTTCCAACTTGATCAGTTGTTTCATACCCTTCGTTGGCTGTAATATCAACATAATACCCTATTGGACTTTGTGTTTTTGGACCTGGAATCGCATTTATATAGAATGGGAAAGATGTTAAAGTTGATAGCGCTGTGCCGTCCATCTTACGTACATAAACAGACAATGTTGGATGTGCATATATATTAACCTCACGAGTTGCAGACCATTCACTATACGCCTCAGTAATACCAGACGTTCTAACTCTCCATTTTATGGTTGTGCCTTCTGTATACACTCCAGTATTGATGGAATATGTACTTGCTTTTCCTTGATCATCGTCGGATTTCGTATTTTGAATCGTCTGTGTCGTAATCCTACCGTCAACGTTCAATTCCAGTTGAGCATGTTTCTCATAAGAACCGTCTTGAGAATTATGAATCCAATATAGAATCAACGATTCTCCGACCATAGCAGTTGTTGTAGATGACCAGGTCGTAGGTGCTGAGGGTTCATTTCCGATAACAACGGATGCCACATCGCTCCATCCAGAGTTTCCTGCACTATTAACCGCTCTTACCCGAAAGAAATATTCTTTTCCAGATTCAAGCCCTGTAAATTCAGCGTGACCGGCTTCGGATTCAATGGTTTTGCTTGTCACCTGGTCGGGATTTGCATCGAAATATTGTCTCTCAGTAGTGTACTGAATCTCATAACTCGTGCAGTTGGCAACGCGATCCCAATCCATAGTAATGGAAGTTGACGACAATGCTCTAAGTGTTGTGATTTTTCCTGGCGAGGATGGTTGAGTAGTGATAGTACTCGAATAATCAGACCATGCGCCTTCGTCGTCCATTGTATATCCACGGCAACGAGCTTTATACTTATACCCAGTTTCGATCGTACAGGATATTCCAGCAGATTGATTCTGAATTGTGGAATACCCTGTATAGAACGGATCACTTGTGCCATCCTTGTAAACTTCAAACTCAACCCCGGTAGCCGTCCATTTCGAATCCAAATTAGAAATGCTCAAATCAATCTGAGTTTTATTATACTCGTTGATACCGATTTCAGGTGCCGATGGTTTAGACGGCGGACTGGATTTGAAATTGTATTTTTTCTCGCTTGAAAATTTTCCCGTCCAATACGCAACATCTTTTTTATTGACTTTATGCGTCTTGGCAATCGCCTTAACTTTAAACTTTACCTTTGTAGCGTTCTCTGGAGCAGTATACGTACTCTGTTTTACAGTTTCTGTCGTATCAGCACCGACGAACCAGACGCCGTCTCCGGTTGCATAATACCAAATGCATTTATACTCTTTTGTGTGCGATTTACTCCATTTCCAGGTTGCGAAAATAGTACGCTCTGTACCAGTTTGCAAACCGAACTTTTCTATAGTTGGCGCAGATTTAGTAGTAGCCACTATTATCGCCTCCCTTCCACTACCACTGCTCTTGTTAATATCTCGATAGCATCGCTAACGCCGCTCGTATCATCATAAGTAACACCGCCGATATTGTTATAAGTATTACCAAGGTTGTTAAGTTTCTTTCCAAGTCGATTAATAGCATCAACAACATCAGAAGAATTTCCATTTTGATTTTGTGCCATCATTGTCGTGATGGCTCCGAGATTTCCACTTAATCCGATAGCATGATCCATTCCAAGAATTCCACCGATCTCATTTGCACCAGCTCTTACTGCACTTAGATCAAGAACCGGTCGAATTGTTGGAACATTATCAATGCCATTTGAAACTATCTCAGTAGCTTTATAAATAGCCCGGCTTAATCCTTCCCTGGCTGATAATCCAATGTTCGATCCAGCATCATAAGAAGCCTCACTATAATCGACCAAAGCATTCACAAAACCTTGTCCAGCAAATCCACCTATTTTATAGAAAACTTTTGATGGCGAATTAATATCAAGACTGCTTCTTGCTGCTTTTGACGCTTCAGATGCCATCTGTGCTGCGGCTGATGCTGCCGAACTGATATTATCTCTGATGCCAGCTGCAAATCCGCTGACAAGATAGACACCCGAACTATAAAAGCTACTATAATATGCCATAGACGCCCTCGCACCGGCTGATGCTGCCGAACCAGATGCGGATGCGACCACGCCCATGCTGGAACGAAGACCTTCTGCAAGACCAAGCATAAGAGAAGATCCAGCTGTTACAAAATTACTCTTTTTATTTGCTACCGAATTTTTCGCTGAGTTCGCAATTGATGACGCGGTTTTCACTATAGAATCAATCGTCCTACGCATTCCAGTGGCAACTGCTTCTGCCAGCTCACCGCCAGCTTCTGAAACCGTGCTTACTCCACTCTTTAAAGAAGTAGCAAAGTCAGTAACAATAGTCGTTCCAAGTATCTTGAAAGAGTCGGTCGAAACGCTCACATTTCCAATAGCAGCTGCGAAATCTGACAATTTGGAAACGCTTCCGCTAAAGTCAATTGTTGATATATCCGAAACCGCAGTACCAAGATCTTTCACACTCGTACATACATTCGTTACATTATCCACAGAAACGTTATTGCAAGCATTAATCCCGTTTGCAAATCCAGTCAAAGCAGTTTCAAGATTAGATGGAATTGACACATCGTTCCATTTCTTTACAGAATCAGCAAAAGTTCCTAACGGCTCAGTGATGCCAACAATATCGGATGGGCCAACAGTAGACCATGCGTACACACCGTTTGCCAAATAGCTGAGATTGGTTCCTAAATCTTCTGGGATAATGATTCCGTCCCATTTCTTAATGGAATCCGCCATGGTTCCCAACGGTGTTGCCACATCTGCCATAGCATCCGCACCCCATCCGCTGAAGTTGAATGCTTTTACGCCATCTGCAAGATTACTAAGTCCATCTCCAATTCCGTCTGGAACAATTACATCTTTCCATTTTGAAATTGAGTCAGCTAAATCGCCAAGTGGAATCGCCATCGCACCAATAGCATCGGCTCCCCATCCACTGAAATTAAATTTCTGAACACCTGTGGCAAGAGATCCTAGTTGTGTTCCTAATCCATCTGGAACAATAACCCCAGACCATCGCTTTACCGAATCTGCCAGGTTACCAAGAGGTTCAGCCATAGCAGCAATTGCAGCCGCGCCAAATCCGGAAAAGGTATTCAGCAATCCGCCTAATGCAGTTTCACCAAGAGCTCCAGCCATAGCTGTTAAACCACGACCGATTTCATCCCAATCCATGGTGCCAAAAATTGTCAATGCATTGGCAAGTTCGCCTAAGCCTTGCACGCCAAGAGTAATCGATGCGCTACCGATAAGCGAACCCAAACCTCCAAGATTGCCAACCAGGGCAGATACAACTCCAACCTCCGTTAAGGCGCCACCCATTCCGACAAGACCTTTTGCAATCTCGTCCCAATCCATGGCACCAATTTCAGATAGTGTTGCAGCAATAGGTTCTAATGACTGAGCAGCAATAAGAACGGCAGTTCCACCCAGAAGCGAGCCGAAGCCTCCACTAAGGCTTAACACGCTTAATGCTGCTGTAAACTCAGCAAGTGCGCCGCCCATTCCCGCTAATCCTTTGCCAATTTCTTCCCAGGAAAGAGAACCGATATTCGAAAGTGCTATTGCAATAGGTTCTAAAGCTTGAACGGCTATAAGAATACCAGTTGCTCCAAGAAGAGAGCCAAATCCACCAACCGCACTAAGAATACCAAGCGAAGCCGTTAACTCGCCCAAAGCACCACCCATCGCAGCTAAACCTT